TGTTCAGTGGTTGCACTTCTCTGCAAACAGTACCTTTTTTTAATACAGCATCAGGAACTGCTTTTGCTTCAATGTTCCTTAATTGTATTAATCTTAAATCTGCCGCATTAAATGCAATCTCGTCAACAACACCATCGAACATATCCTATTCTAATTGTGCATTGTCTGCGGCAGAATTAAATAGAATTTTCACCTACTTGGGGCCTGGAGTAGCCGCAACCTCCACAATAACAATCACTGGTAATTGGGGAGCCAATACATGTGATAGATCTATAGCAACGGCAAAAAATTGGACAGTAGCAGAGTAAGGAATAACATATGAACGGATCAGGATTTTATAGTTTAAATACACAAGAACCATTATTATTGCTATACGCTATGAACAGAGTAACCAGTAAAAACTTTGAATTGCTTAAAGAATTGCACGAATCATATACCTATCCAATAGGTGGCTGGACGTGGTTTGAAAGTGAAGCAGAAGCAAGAATATTTTTTGAATTACCGCCACTACCACCACTAACAGAGCAACCAACAGGAGAATAACATGGCAAATACATATAAAAGTTACGGAACTATTTTAGGAACAACGGCCGCCACGGCGGTATATTCTGTATCAGGAACTACCACGGCAATTGTAAATTCTGTAACCTTTAGCAATGCCAGTACTGCATCTACAACTGCAACCCTTTCTGTTGTTAAAGCAGGAATAACCTATTCTCTTATCACTAATGGATATGTGCCAACTTCTACTACATTGCAAGTATTGGATGCTCCGATTATTCTAGAAACAGGTAATTCTCTTTCAGCCGTATCAACAGGAGCAACTGGCGCAATCCATGTCTTTGTTTCTGTTTTGGAAATTACATGAAAATTAAAATATCAGAGACAAATTATGTAGTGGAGCGAGCTCATAAGGATGGCTTAAAAATAATAGTCAACGAATATGATTATATTGTAAAACCAAAACCACGCGGAATCTTGTTGTACAAAATTACAAAGAAATGCATACTGAAAGCTCCGCCCAAATTACAAGTGAGTTTAACAAAAACAAGCACCACAAAAATCCTAAAGCAGTCCACAATAATATAATGAAATGTTAATTTTGATTTGATTTTGGCGGGGTTTCGTGTATAACTAGGTTTGAACTATATGATGAATGATAATATTAAAATTCCAATTGGTATCCATAAATTATCTCCTGAAGTAAAGATTCCATCTTATGCTACTAGTGGAGCAGCATGCTTTGATATAAGATTGTTTCTGTCAAATACTTTACCACAGATGTGGGAAATGTTCTCGGATACTCCAACAGAAAAACAACCATCTCCAAAAACATCAGACGCGAACTGTTCTATTACAATAGATCCTGGAGATAGAGTGTTATTGCCTACTGGAATAATTATGGACATTCCAAGTGGATACTCTGTTCGTCTTCATTCCCGATCAGGTCTTGCTGTAAAGCACGGACTAATGTTGACCAATGGAGAAGGCGTAATTGATTCTGATTATGTTGGAGAAATCATGGTCGCTATGACGAATATAAGCGATACATCGGTTTGTTTAAATGAAGGAGATCGCATTTGTCAGGCAGAGATTGTGCCTGTTCTTGTTGCGGACTTTCAAATCATACAAGATCGACCTGAACCAAAATGTGATAGAACAGGCGGATTCGGAAGCACAGGAGTTAAATAATGCAAGAAGAACAACCAAATCAACGAAGACTAAAATTATTTCAAGAACATAAAAATATTTGTACATCAGCACTTGAACTCATGGTTAAGAAGAACCATGATTATGCCTATGGAGATGATCCATTTGCAAATTTCAAACGAGGAGAGATGTTTGGTATCTGCTCAACAGAAGCAGGAATAATCTTACGAGTTCTTGATAAGATCTCTAGATTAGGAACATTCATAACGGCTGGTTCACTTAAAACAAATAATGAATCATATGAAGATGCCGTAATAGATGTGATTAATTACATGGTGCTATTGTCTGCTTATATTAAAGAAAAGGAAGAAAATGTCTGATCGACCATTTGGATATTCGTATTATTTGGATATGTATGGATGTTTGCCAACAACTGCCGATGATATGGAACTCACTTATCGGTTTTTAGAGCGATTGGTTGATGTACTTGGAATGACTCGTATGTCTGCTCCTGTAAAACATGGTCCAACTGATCATGGAGTAGAACTTTATCCAGACAAAAGTGGTGTTAGTGGATGGGTTCCTTTAATTGAAAGCGGAATTCAAATTCATTCTTTAGAGCCATCTCATTTCATAACTCTTGATGTATATTCTTGTAAAGAATTTAATCAATCCATTGTATTTCAACTAGCCAAAGAATATTTTGGTTTTATGGATTTTGAAGATCATTACTTTATACGCGGAAAAAATTTCAAAACAACAACATGAAATATCTTAGTCTTTGTTCTGGTATTGAAGCAGCATCTGTTGCTTGGGAACCATTAGGCTGGAAGGCAGTGGGATTTTCTGAGATAGAATCATTTCCGTCTGCCGTACTTGCTCATCATTATCCATCAGTTCCAAATTTAGGAGATATGACACAATATGAAAACTGGAAAATCAAACCGAAAGAAATCGACCTCCTCGTTGGAGGAACTCCTTGCCAGTCCTTCTCCGTCGCAGGACTTAGAAAAGGATTGGCAGATCCTCGTGGAAACTTGGCCCTCGTCTATTGCGGAATTGCAGAAAAACTTAAGCCTCGGTGGATCGTGTGGGAAAATGTCCCAGGAGTGTTGTCGAGCAGCGAAGGACGGGATTTTGGTTCCTTCCTCGGGGCGTTGGGCGAAATCGGGTATGGGTATGCATACCGAGTGTTGGACGCTCAATTCTGTAGAACACACAGACATCCAAGAGCAGTCCCTCAACGACGAAGGCGTGTCTTCCTTATCGGATATCTTGGAGACTGGAGACCTGCCGCCTCAGTATTATTTGAGCAACAAAGCGTGCGAGGGAATCCTACGCCGAGCAGAACGACGAGGAAAGACACTTCCACCGAAGCTGGAACAAGCATTACGATCTCAACTGAACCCGTAAACGAACCCTTTACCATTGCATTTAATGATGTGAATGGTACAAGAAAAGATCGTCCAAACGGAGGAATGTACATTAATCCTGCAGATATATCAGGAGCAATTACTCAAGTAGAATCAGATACAAAAGTATTAGCTTTCAGAAAATCTCGTAGAGCCAAATCAACTACTGACCATGAAACATGGGTAAGTGCAGAATCATCAAATTGTTTAAATGCTTTTGATGTTGGAGACATACGAGACACTCATGCTATTGTAGGAGCACTTTGCGCAAGAGATTTCAAAGGAGTGGGATCTCAATATGTACAAGAAGGCAAATGCATTGTAGAGAATCGTGCTCGTCCCATAGCAATACAAGGAAATCTAGTAGGACGAGTTGATGGAGGACCACAGGGAGTTGGTGTTTCTGATGAAGGTGTAATGTACACTCTTACAAAGGGAGATGTTCATGCCGTTGCTAATCCTATTCCGCCAGTAATGGCGTTTCAATCCTCTGAACTTAGGTTACGAGGAACACTTACAAATCATGAAATTTCTCCTACACTTAAAGCAGAAACAAAATGTGGAGATACAGAATTACGAATTCAACAAGAGATGGCTGTCAGGCGGCTTACTCCAACCGAGTGTGAAAGGCTGCAGGGATTTCCTGATGGATGGACTTATATTCCTTGGAGAGGAAAACCAGGAACACCAGACGGATTAAGATACAAATCGTTGGGAAATTCCATGGCAGTGAATTGCATGGAATGGATCGGTGAACGAATTCAATCAGCAGAAACAAAATTAAAAGGAAAACACAATGTCTAATTTACGTCCTATTGGAAAATGGATATCAGTACAATCTTCTAAGGGAGGAAGAAAAACAACAGATCACGGAATAATATATGACGAGGTCGTGCGATCTCGCTATATATGGGCAACAGTGGTTGCGATTGGTGATTCTCTGACCGAAGATATTTGTGTAAAAGATCGCATTCTATGGGATCGTTCTCAATTTAAAGGACAAGGTTACGGGGGATACGATCTGATTCATCAGGATTGGATTGCGCTGACAGAGAGATAAATTGTTCTGGTTGGTTCGTTAACGGTGAAAAATATTATGGACTTCTATACAAATGTTAGTGTTCGTGGTGGTTCTGTGTTATATCGTGGTTGGAGGGATGGACGAAGAGTTCAACAAAAGATTCCATTCCATCCAGTGCTGTACACAAAATCCAATAAGACGGATAGCGAATTTACCACTATTCATGGAATGCCTGTAGAGTCAATTCCCTTTGATACGGTACATGAAGCGCGCCAATTTATTGACAGATACAAAGATGTTAAGGGATATGAGGTATACGGCACAACCAATTTTGTTTGTCAATATCTCTATAAAGAATTTCCATCTGAAGTAGAATACGATTTCACTGCTCTTCGAATTGCAAATCTGGATATCGAAACTTCATGCGATGGAGGATTTCCTTCAGTAGCTTCACCGACAGAAAGAATTATTGCAATAACTACCTCTATGGGAGGAAAGACTCATGTGTATGGAGTTGGTAAATTCCATGTTCAAGGAGATGGCGTAGAGTATTACGCATTCGATAATGAAAAAGATTTATTGCTTTGCTTTGTAGAATTGTGGAAAACTCTTGATCCCGATATTGTAACTGGTTGGAATATTAGATTCTTTGATATTCCTTACCTTGTTGCTCGTATGAATTTCTTAGAAGAAGGATGGGCCAATTCTTTATCTCCTTGGAAGAAACTTCGAGAAATAGAAATTTTCCGAATGGGAAAAGATCATATTGTTTACAATATTGAAGGAATATCCACACTGGATTATATTGAATTATATCAAAAATTCACCTATGTTAATCAAGAATCTTATTCTTTGAATAATATTTCAAAGGTAGAATTGGGAGAAGAAAAGATGTCCTATGCAGAGTATGAAACTCTGCAAGATTTCTATACAAAGAATTTTCAGAAATTCATGGAATATAATATGAAGGACGTTGTTCTTGTTGATAAACTAGAAGAGAAACTGAAACTTTTGGAACTAGCAGTTGCCATGGCATATTCGGCAAAGGTTAATCTGGAAGATATATTCTCTCAGGTCAAGACATGGGATTCAATCATTCATAATCATTTAATGTCCAAAGGTATGGTCGTTCCACAGAAAAAATCCGCAGACAAGGATGAGACATATGCTGGTGCTTATGTAAAAGATCCGCTAGTAGGAATGCATGATTGGGTAGTAAGTTATGATTTGGCAAGTTTGTATCCGCATCTTATCATGCAATATAATTTATCACCAGAAACAAAATCAGAAAATAAATCATATAGTCGTGGAAAAATAGGACCTGATTGTATTCTGCAAAATAACCGTGGGATTGTAACAAAAAGTTCTATTGATCCCGTGGAGTATCTCAAGACTGCAAAAACAGACAACCTCTCAATTGCTGCTAATGGTGTTGCATACATTAAAACAAAACAAGGATTCCTTCCTGAATTAATGGATAAGATGTATGAAGAACGAAAACAATTCAAGAAGTTGATGATTGATGCACAGAAGCGGCTAGAAGAATTGCCACCAAATTCTGCTATCTCTACCCGTAAAGGCATTGAATACGAAATTTCTAAATATAAGAATTTTCAATTATGTCGTAAGATTCAGTTAAATAGTTGCTATGGTGCCTGTGGAAATAAATACTTTAGATTCTTTGATGTGGAACTTGCAGAAGCCATTACATTGTCTGGACAATTAAGTATTCAATGGATTGCAGATGCACTGAATAAATTACTTAATCGTATATTGAAAACAGAGAACGAAGACTATGTAATAGCATCGGATACAGATTCGGTTTATTTGCGATTGGGGTCTGTTGTAAAACATACTTGCAAGCCCACACAATCCCCAGAGGAAATTGTAGACTTTTTAAATAAATTCTGCGAACGAGTCATTCAACCATGCATTGAAAAAGAATTTGCGCTACTTGCAGATTCCATGAATGCGTTCTCTAATAAGATGGTCATGGGAAGAGAAGTAATAGCACAGAAGGGTGTGTGGACTGCCAAGAAGCGATATATGCTTTCTGTGTGGGATAGTGAAGGAGTTCGATATCATTCTCCAAAGATTAAGATTATGGGTATTGAAACAGCAAGATCATCTACACCTGCATTTGTTCGTGGAGCCTTGAAACAAGCAGTAGAGATCATTCTTTCTGGGGACGAATCCATTCTACAGAAGTTTATCAAAAAGACCAATAAAGTATTTGGTGGATTATCCGCCGAAGAGATTGCATTTCCTAGATCTGTTTCTCGATTGGATCATTATAAAGATGCAAAAATTCGATATAAAAAAGGAACACCTATTGCGGTAAAGGCAGCATTGCTGCATAATGGATTTGTAAAATCTCTTAATATTGGACGTAAATATAGGGAAATTGGAGAAGGCGAAAAAATGAAGTTTGTTCATTTAAAGATTCCTAACACAATAGGAGACGCTGTTATTGGTTTTACAACAACTCTTCCACCTGAATTTGATGCACATAAATATATTGATTATGATATGCATTTTGAAAAATCATTCATAAATCCAATAGAAACAATAACCAATGCAATTGGTTGGACGGCACAAGAACGAGCATCTCTTGACTCATTATTTGTTTGATGATTTTAATTTTTTAATACAGGCAACTTGCCTATCTATGATGAACCCCTTACAAGAAAGTGAAATATGGCTACTAAAATATTGAAAATGCGTAGTGGAGAAGAATTGATCGCAAGCGTTAAGACTAACTTTACAGGAGATAAAGAAAGTTCTTATAATCTAAAGAATCCGTGTATGTTGGTTCCTGTGCCAAACAAATCAGGAAGTTATGATGGTAATCTGGCTATTCTTCCATGGATGAGTTCTGTGAAGCAGGATAAAGGAATCACCGTGCCGTGTGATGCTGTTTTGTTTATGGCAGATCCAATTGTTGAGTTGGAAAATCAATATAGCACAGCATTTGGTTCTGGTATCGTAATGCCATCTAATGATATTGGAGTACCTAATCTAAGACTATCATGATAAAATTATGCAAATCTTATATATCCAATATTCTCTTAGAACGAAGAGATAAATTGGTAGAAGAAGTAAAGAAAATGATTAGAGATAAACACTCTACGCTTTCTAGTATTAAGAGTCGTGAGTCGGAAATAGAATTGATCTCTGATCAGTTAAAAATTATGGAGAATATTAATGAGTGATTATTTAAGCGGTCTCATCAAATCATCTGGTAATAAATTCGCATCTCTGGTATCCGATGGATTAGATGGATCAGATGTTACTGGGTATGTGAATACTGGATGCTATATCCTAAATGCATTATTGTCTGGTTCCATGTATAAGGGAATTCCCAACAATAAAATTCTGGCATTGGGAGGAGAAACCAGTACAGGAAAAACCTTCTTTGCTCTTGGAATTGTTTCTAAGTTTCTAGAAGATAATGCAGATTCTATTGTTCTTTACTTTGATTCAGAACAAGCAGTGACTTCTGATATGTTTAAGGGTCGCGGAATTGATCCTACACGGATTGCAGTCTTTCCTGTATCAACCGTGGAAGAGTTCCGTCATCAGGTTATTACAATTGTAGATAATCATTTGGCACAACCAGAATCAAAGAGAAAACAGATTTTGATTGTATTGGATTCTCTTGGAATGCTTTCGACTAGCAAAGAAATCACAGACACGGCAGAAGGCAAAGAAACAAAGGATATGACTCGTGCACAACTCATCAAAGGAACATTCCGTGTTCTTACTGTGAAGCTGGGTGTTGCAAATATTCCAATGATTCTCACAAATCACACATATCAAAGCATGGGATCAATGTATCCCACAGCAGAACTGTCTGGTGGACAAGGATTGAAGTATGCAGCATCTACTATTCTATTGCTGTCTAAGCGAAAAGATAAGATTGATAACGAAGTAGTAGGCAATATTATTCATTGCAAACTCTATAAATCTCGCTTAACAAAAGAGAATAAAGTGGTAGATGTTCAATTGAATTACGATACTGGATTAAATCAATACTTTGGATTAATTGAATTGGCATTGAAGCATGGTATCTTTAAGAAAGTATCTACTCGCATTGAACTTCCAGATGGAACCACTGCATTTGAGAAGACCATCAACGAGAATCCTACAAAATATTTCACTGCATCAGTTATGGAAAATTTGGAAAAAGCAGCAGCAAAGGAATTTTTGTATGGATCAGATACAGTGGAAGAAGTAATTGAGGACACCAAGGACAAAAAGTGAGTCAAACAGAAAAAACAATTCTTTCTGGATTGCTGGCAAATTCTGATTTCTGTAAAAAAGTAATACCGTTTATTGCAGAAGAATACTTTCATGATCGCATAGAATGCGCTATCTTTAAGGCTATTAAATGCTTTGTAGATCAGTATAATGGAATACCTTCCAAAGAAGCAATTCTTATATCTTTGGAAGATGAAAAGTCCTTTTCTGATGAAGAATTTAGTAAATGCAAGGATATTGTAGATGAAATCAGCGTAGAAACCAAGCAAGACACTGCATGGCTGACAGATCTTACAGAGAAGTTTTGTAAAGATAAAGCAGTATTCAATGCTATTCTAGAATCCATAAAGATCATTGATGGGAAGGATATAACCAGAAGTCCTAGTGCACTGCCTGAGATTCTTTCTAAGGCATTGTCTGTATCATTTGATACAGATGTCGGTCATGATTACTTGGAAGATTATGAGAAGCGATTTGACTTCTATCATCGTGTAGAAAAAAGAATTGCCTTTGATCTTGAGATGTTCAATACTATTACACAGGGCGGAATTTGTTCAAAGACACTCAATATTTTTATGGCCGGTACTGGAGTAGGAAAAAGTGCATTCATGTGCCACCATGCAGCGGCATGTCTTTTACAAAATAAAAATGTGCTTTATATTACCTTAGAGATGGCGGAAGAAAGAATTGCCGAACGAATTGACGCAAACATCATGGATATCTCCATAGATGATCTTGGTAATTTATCGAAAGAAATGTATGAAAAGCGTCTTAAATTATATACTCGTGGAATTAGCGGAAAATTAATTGTTAAAGAGTATCCTACTTCATCTGCTAATGCTGGACACTTTAGAGTATTGATGGACGAATTGTGGTTGAAAAAAGAGTTTAAACCAGATATTGTATTCATTGATTACATTAATATATGTTGTTCGTCTCGATTTAAATCAGGCAACAATAATGTAAATTCTTATTCCTATATTAAAGCCATAGCAGAAGAATTGCGAGGATTGGCTATGGAAAGAGATATACCAATCATTAGTGCCACTCAAACTAACCGACAGGGATTTTCGTCAACTGACGTAGACTTGACGGACACTGCAGAATCATTTGGACTTCCGGCTACTGCCGATTTGATGATTGCATTAATCACCACAGAGGAATTAGAACGAGCAGGACATATTCTAGTTAAGCAGTTAAAGAATCGATATAATACCAAAACAACAAACAAAAAATTCATTGTGGGATTGAATTATTCCAAAATGAAATTCTACGATGTTGCTCACAGTGAATTCGATCCTTTGATTAATGCAAATATTAAAGAAGATGAGGATAGTGGTTTTGGATCTGGTTATGGAAAAAAGGATTTCACTGCAAAATTTGGATCATCTAAAACAGCAGATTGGACAATGTAATGACTGCATATCTTGATAAAAAATTCATTAATATGGTTTCTCCACAA